TACTTGATCTGATCCATCAGTTGCATAGAACCAATAAACTTCTTGATATAAAGAATTGTGTGAACCATAAGTAAGTTCACTTGCATCGTAATTAAATCCTAAATTGTCTGTTGTAGTTTTAAATACAAAGTCCTCTACTAAACTAGGCATAGATTTTACTGTACCATCAAACATAAAAAATCCACCAGAATCACCAATCCAATAAACTGCACCTTCAGCAAAAACTATAGCATGTTGACCAACACAACCGCAGTTTGATCCAACTTTTCTTATAGAAAATGTAAATGGAGGGCCTACAAACTGCATAACATATGCAGCTTCATCAGTTAAAATCATAATGTAATCTTTGGCTCTTACTGCTCCAATAATTTTGGTTCCAGTATCCAACCTAAACGTTCCAGCGGTATTCGTTGAAGTTGGAGCATATTCATTAAAATTTTCTTGATCAGAAAATCTTATAAACATCTTATCTTGTGTTCCTGATGTTCCAATAATTGTTTCGGTGCCTAAGTGTATTAAATGTCTATCTCTGTCTGATACAATGCTCATAATAGATTTTAATGGCATATTGGTATTTTTTGTTGCTCTAGTTGTTAGTCCGCTTGCTGGATCCCAAGTAAATGTCGGACCGTTGTGCATAGTTGCAACTAAAACATCCCCAAAATTATCCAAAGACCAATTAGCAGGATCTAATTTAATAGTTGTAGCAACAGTTGAGGCTTCACCCCATCCGACGAATGTTGCTGCATCATAGACAATTACATTATCAGCATGTGATGCAGCTGTTGTTCCTTCTGCACCTCTATTAGCACCTGTAAATGTTGTGCTAGTTTTTCCTGAATAAGTAATTAATTCTGATCCTATTAATATTGTTCCTGTTGAGGAAAATCCTGTTGTTGAATCAACTGGAATAGTTGAAACAGAGTTATTTATTCCACCTACTTGATCTATTTGTGTTTGAGTAACTGTTGAACTAAAACCACCGTAATTAAATGTACCCCAACCATACCCATATGTTTGATTTAAAGGACCAAAATTAAAATAAGGATTACAAGTTGCAGATCCAGATGCTGACACAGTTGTCGCTGCATTCGTTAACATAGTAATAGTAAATGTGCTTGAGCTAGGTGTAGTTTTGACCTCAAAAGCATTTGTCGTAAAATCACTAGCAACATAACCAGCCCCTGTAGGCGGAGTAACTGACGCAAAGCGTATAATGTCTCCAACTGTTAAACCATGACCAGCTTTGTTAACTGTGACTGTAGGAGACCCATTGGTTGTAGAAAAAGTACAACTAGTTAGTGCAGTATCAAAAGGTGTAATATCATAAAAAGAACCTTCAAAATAAATTACTAAAACTTTGTTTGTTCCAATGGCTGCATATCTATCACCGTCTCTTGTTACCCATGAGTGTTGGTGTCTTGCAGCTCCAACTAAAGTGTCTGATAATATTTGTTCCCAACCCCCTATTTTCTCAGGGTTACCATATCTGAAACGTACGTTATCTCCGTCAATCCAGCGACCCTCTGCTTGAGATGCAGTATCTTGTTTGTCAAAACCTGGTGCTACTGGTATTTTTTTTAAAGGCATATTTTACAGTATACCTTAAACAAATAATTCTTACAATTAAGGCTTTAATTTATAAGTTTTATAAAAATCTAATCTATTAACATCAATTTCTGTTTTATTTAAATAACTAAGTTTATGGTATTTTTCTATAGAACTTATAAAATTTTCTGCTTCTTGTAAGTCTAAAAAAGATTTATATACTTCTTTTCCCCACATCCCACTAGCCATATGTCTCACTTTATGTTGTTTTTCATAAATATGATTATTAGTTGTATTAAAGAATTCTAAAGGTAAAATATTAATTTTATAAACTTGTTTAAATTTTTGCACCATGTTTTTTAACAATAGAGGTCCACTAACATATTTTACATTAAAATGATTATCGTTTATTTTTTTTTTAAATTCAATTGTTTTTGATCTTTGTAATCCTTCTATAAAACATTCTTTAAAAAATTTTTGATTAGATGTTGCAGCCATTAAAGAGTTTTGAACTAATTCTGGTTGGTTATATTCATCAGGGCAATCTGATTCAACTAAGTTTATATCACTAGTCAAATCACTATAAAAATTTTCATAACAATACATATCCATGTCAATGTATATGCCACCACATTTATAAAGTAAGGCGTATCTGAATAAATCTAGTTGGATAATGTGAAAAGGAATTTTTTGGTAATCTTTGTAATATTCTTTATAATTTTTTTTTATAAAATTATCAATTTTTTCATCTGTCCAAAACACATGTTCAAAATTATAAAAAACTTTTTGTACAGATTTATGACATAAACTCCAAATTGGATGCCATTTACTTTGAAGAGCATAACCTGTTTGGTGTATAATTTTTGGTATCATTTACCATCTAATTTTGTGTCATAACATGTAGTTAAATTTTTTACTTTATCGTTAAACTTTAATTGCCAGTCCATTACCATTTTTACTAAATTATTTCCAAAATGTTTTAACGTTTCATCTGATAAATGAATTTTTCCTTTTTTTAAAATAATCCATCTCTCCTTTAAAGAAAATTCTATATCACACGACCCATTTTCGTATTGTTTAAATTTCATTATTTTTATCCAATGTTAAAAAGAATGGTTGAATGAAACGAATTTCATTATTTTTATCAAAATTAGGTTCATGCCAAGTATTAGCTGTGTATAATATCATTCTATTTGGTTTTGAACCAATAACAATATCTGGTTCAAATTGGTTTTTATCTTTTGTAAATAATTTAGTTCCATCCATAATACCAAAATTTGTTATATAAATTAATCCTGCAAAGTCATGGGAGAGATCTTGGTGTCTTAAAGGTGCGTCACTTTTAAATTGACTTCTATTACTAAAAATTTCTGAACCTATGGTTTTTCTAAAAAATGTTTTTAATTTTTTTATTTTATTATCAAATATTGGATTTAATTTTTTTAATAAAATACTATGTAACCAAGATCCTTCAATAAACTCTTTAGTTTGATGACAGGGGTATGCTTCATAATTATTTTGATACCATGATTCAGATGGTTGATGAGTAAAATGAAATTGATTCATTAAAGATTCAAAAAAAACAAAACCTAATTCTTCATTTGAATAAAAATCATCATATATTTTAATAGGTTCAATCATTTTTGTATTCCATAAAGTAATCTTTTATCTTTAGCCCATTCTTTATATGGTCCATTTTTATCCACATAATGTAAAAATGTTTGTGCATGCCAATCTCCTTTAAACTCTTCCCTCCAATGTTCTATCTCACATCCTAAATATATAGCAGCATCTCCTGGTTCCATGTTAATTTCTGCACCATTCATATATATAGGCCATTTTGTTCCATCTGATCCTATCATGACGGTAACACTTATTTCACAAGCTGGTCTATCTGTATGTTTTGTCAAATCAGCATTTATTGTGTACATTCTCCAAAAAGCATAAGTGCATAAAAGTTCTAAACCAGTTTCTTTTTGCATTAATTCTAATTTATTGACCATTAAAGATTCCATCAATGTATCTCCATAAAAAAAAGTATCTCCATTATTATTTTGTTGAAAGTCAAAAGAATCAAAATTAATCCTGTGTTTTATTCTACAGTAATCAGTTAACAATTTAACTTCCTCTTGAGTTAAAAAATTTTTAATTAATTTATATTTAAAATCTTTTATAGTGCCCATGCTACAACTGAATACCTTGTTCCTTTTGTTACTGGTTTAACCGTATGTGGAAATAAAAAAATACTTGGCCAAATTATCATTCTATTTGGTTTAACCTCTACTTGCCATTCTCCAGATCCATCCGGATTTCTAAAACATAAATTTCCCCCTTCATAATCATTATTAAGAAGTAATATACAACTCATACTTCTTGGAATGTCTGCAAAATGATCTACGTGCCAATTGTAGAAACCAGTATTTTCATATTTAAGAATTTCTATGTCAAAAATATTTTTGTAACCATAATCAATAATATTTGCGTCAAATTTGTATTGTTTTAATTTTTGATTGAAAAAAAAATGTAATAAACTGAACCAGTGAACATTAGACATCGAATTACTTAAGTTTGAAAGAGGTAATACATAAGCCCTTCTTACATTAAAATCAGTTTTTGATTCACTCCCTCCACCTATTTTTGTTTCTTCAAACTTTGCACAATTTGCAAATTTGATTAAATTAGACACTACATTCCATGGTAGTACTTCATCATAAATTTTAATAAATTTTTTTATTTCCATGATTTTTTATTCCAATACTTATCTTTATAAACATTAAGTAATTTCAAACCAAAAAAAAGTCTTGAGTTTTGTACTTCTTTTTGTTTTCTTGGTTTAAATGTCATTTTCCATGAATCTCTTTTAAAGGGTATAATTTGAACATAAGGCGTACCTTTTTTAATTGTATCCTCTAACACAGGGTACTTATCTCCATTTATTATTATTGGAAAATTTATTTCATTTGAAAAAACGTCTGTATCTACTATGCCTGGAATAATTGAAAACCTATCATCAGAATTATTTAACGGAGGTACAAATAAACAAGAATATCCTTTCGGTGTGGTAATCTTCCAGGGATTTATTATTTTATAGAAAGGTAAATTTTTATTTTTACTAATAAAAGGAGAGCCTTCAACTTGTTTTACTGGATGTATTTCAATTCCAGAATTTAAATTTATTTTTTTAACAAATAATATTTGCGATGAATCATGTAAACCATAAGTTTGAAAAGAATCTTTAAATGTTTCACCTTTTTCATTTTTATTATCAACATTATGACGTAAATAAAAATCTTGAGGCATTTTTAAAATATATCCAGCAGTTAATGAATCTAAAAAAGGCATACATCCCTTAACTGTTTTATTAAAAATAGTGTGTTCTAAATTTTTATACCATTCAGGAATATTTAATTTTGCAGGTATAGGATAATCTTCTTTTATTACATAATAATCTTCGTGAGCACTAAATTCTATTAATTTATCAAACACTAAAATTTAATAGACTTTTTTAGGGTATTTGTAAAGGATGTAATGAAGTTTGTCCTAAATCTTTAAAATACTGTTCTAATGATTTATTTAACGGAAATGTTATAGAATTTAAATTTAAATTATTCAATTGATTATAATAATCGTTCCAACGATTGAATAATGGATGATTTGGATTATTGTCTAAAAAATTTTTGATCAATTCTTTATAATTTGTAACATATTTTTGTGCGCTATCTTTAGTCTCAAGCGTCCCATTTTGTTCTTCATAAACAATAGTGTTGTCATTATATTTTAGTGGAATTTTATTTCCAAATTTAACTAAATTAAAATTAGATTCAGAATCTTCAATTATTTTATAGTCAGATTGCATTATATTAAGTTTATTTAAATCGTCTATATTTTCTGAAAATTTACAAAAAGTCCCATTAATATTATTTAAATTTTTTAAAAAAATAAAATATGCCATTTTTATGTTCCTGTATTTTCAAAAATACCAATAAATCCAGGCTGAGTTGAGCCCCCATGCATTTGAACTGTAGTTGAGGGTTGGAGACCCTTTACACCAACTACAAATGATGGGAAGGTAGGTACAAAAGAAGCTCCTGGTGCAGTACCTGGACTTCCTGCATTTCCTGGTCCATTATTAGATCCCGCATTCCCTCCGGCGCCTCCATTAACTGTTCCAACGTTTGTCATAGTTGTGGCAGTACCTGCATTTCCAGAACCGGGAGATGGGTTCTGGTTGCCACCTGCCCCGATGCTGTAAGGTTGCGAAAAAGGTTGTGTGATAGGTTTATTATAAAAACCATATCCCCCAACTCCCCCAGGAGCACCAGAAAAAGCAAAGCAGGACATTGATTGACCTCCACCGCCTGCAAACAAATATATACCGAGTCTATTTGCTGAAGGGGTTGCTGTGTAAGTTCCAGTTGCGGGTCCTGACACTGTTAAATTTGGTATTGCCATTCCAGCACCCGCTGATCCAGAAGATGCAGAAGTAATTCTTCCCTGAGCATCAACTGTGATAGTTGCTGATGTATAAGTTCCAGCTGTAACAGTTGTGTTTGCAAGTCGTGTTGCTGTGACTGCTGCTGTGTTTAATTTTGCAGTAGTAACTCCAAACGTTGCAAGTCGTGTTGAAGTTACTGCAAGTGATGCAATTCTAGCAGTAGTTACTGCAAATGAAGCAATTCTTGATGATGTAACTGCAAGCGAATTTAATTTAGCAGTTGTTACTGCATTAGTTGCAAGTCTGTTAGATGTTACTGCCAGAGAGGCAAGTCGCGCTGTGGTTACAGCAAATGATGCAAGTTTAGCACTAGTTACTGCTAAGTTTGCAATTTGTGCTGTTGCAATTGTTCCTTGTAGAGTTGTTAAATCAACTTTGTAAATTTCACTTCCATCTCCGTATGCAGCTGTAAGAAAACCTTGCGTTAAAGCTATTCCTGATCCTGCACTTGCGTATTTAAAAGTTACTGTGAAAGCACCTGATGTGCTATTTTTTAAAATATAATATTTTTCTATGCCGTTTGGAATTGTAACTATTTGATCTCCTGTAATTGCTCCAGTAAATTCAATAACCATATTTCTAGCATTTGAAAGTGCTGCATTAGACATTACAAGAGCTGTAGTTTGAGCTCCACCTGCAATACTTACACCTTGATAACCAGCAATAGCTTGTTGAATAAGATTTAAATTTGTGTTTGTTTTATCACCCCACGTACCGGCGTTTTCGCCAGTTACCATGAGTTCTAGTTTAAGATCTGTAGAAAAACTTGATGGCATTTATTCTCCTGTTTTTAGCAATTATTACAAAAATTATGCTGCAATGTCAACCTCAGTATATGTAGAAACGAGTGGAATACCAATATCTACCTCTGCCCAAGCTGTAATTAGTACATTACCTGTTGAAATATTTACTCCTAT